AGAAGTAACTATATCTTTTGACAAAAAGATGGCTTGTGGGTTGTCCTTAAACCTCAAGCATAATTTTCCGAATGGTGAACAACCTCGTTGGTAGAGAACTACCGCCAGCCCCGGGCTTCGGGGAATTGGGTTCTGGAACTTAATCAGCCCAAAACGGTGGCTTTGCCTTAATATTTCCGTGCTAAACAAAATGCCGAGAGACTACACGGCGCTAACCCTATGGTGTTCTAGGATGTATAGTCCCATTGACGGTGGTATCCAATACACGTCATGCCTAGTTTGTTCGTTTTCGGCTCTACACGCCGCACAATGATGTTGATGTTTTCTTTTCCAATCATCATCCTCCTACTCGGAATCTCATGTATGATATCCGTGATAGTTGATTACATGACTAATCAGTTGTTGTACGAATTCACCTAACCCCATTACTATGGGGTGTTCCAGAATGTATAGTCCGTGTCCTGCACATGGATCCAATATATGCAGAGGAAAAATATTAAAATTAAAAATAATTCTAAATCAGTCAAATCAAGTAGACAGCGTAAAGTTGCTCCTAAGCCCCGCTACACACCTTTCGGTGATGTTGGCTCCACCCTTGGTGGGGCCCTTGGGTCCGTTTTCGGGCCCGAGGCAGGGCTTATTGGAAATTCGGTTGGCCGGTTCCTTGGAACCGGCATTGGGTCAGTATTTGGATCTGGTGATTATAAAATCACTGGGCCCCGACCCAATTACAATGCCCTCAATGGGCAGGTTCCACGATTCAGTACAACCCGGCAGACAAACATTGTCGCCCATCGTGAGTACCTTGGTGAAGTTTTGGGGACAACTAACTTCACCAATACTGTCTACCCTATACAACCGGGAATACCTAATACATTCCCTTGGTTGTCCAGTGTCGCAGGCAATTATCAAGAGTACCGTATACATGGTATGTTGTTTGAGTTTAAGTCTGAGATCACTGATTTTGTCACTGGTGGCCAACCAGGTTATCTGGTAATGGCCACCAATTATGATGCTGTAACTCCTAGTTACAGCACCAAACAACAGATGGAAAATTCTGAATATGCCGTCAGCACCAAAC